AGAACAATTTCTCTAGTGTCGGTATTCAAAGAAACATTAACCATAGCCATCGCTATCACTCCTTATTTTCCAAAAAATTTACTTACCGATAACCATTGCCACCCACGACAAGGCGCATATCATGCGTTTTTCCCTGTGTGTCGGTATTCTTTTGGTAGACTCCGTAAAATCATTCATACATTCTGTATAAATAGCATCCATCTTTGTCGTCATATCTGTGGTTCCCTTTAATCTATTACGCATAAGTTCTTCTGTTATTTTATCATACGGCTTCATCAACGACAGAACCAATCTTTTGACGCCGTCTAATTCATCCTTTTGTGATTTAGTCAACGATCTAATATTTTTTACGTTGTTTTGACGCAAGTATGTATCATCAAACACATTATCGATTTTATGCATAATGTCGTGTGCAATAGCAGACATTGTGGCAAAAGTCCTAGACGTACGATCATCTCTTGGGTTTGTGTCTACGGTCGATGGCGGTCTTCCAGAGGGATTGTCGCCATCGTCGTCGGGTTGATCTCCAAGTGGGTTGTCGCCACCTTCATCATCTACTAAATCAGGGAATTTGCTATCTCTAGCGTAACCATTTTTGACCTTTTGTAGTTCTATGGCTAGATCATTTTGTTTCTCCATAACAGAAATTGGGCGATAATAAGGCCCAGCCCTCTCCATAACTCCAGGATTGCCTTCTCTTATATCTTGTTCGCTCTTAATTCTTTCGACCTCTATCATATAATTAACACCAAATACTTCAGAAACCTTCTCTGCAGAGATTACACCACGATCAAGCAATTGTATTATTAATTGCTTCTCTGCGGCTTCATCTCTTAGCGACATGATGCCAAAGCCAATTGATGGGATCTTCTTGAATCCCATAGCATCTGCTACTAGCCTTAATTCGCCCTCTACCCATTTAATCGCGCGGCTTCTTATGTATTCCAGCTTTTCCGCCAAATTTTTTATCTCAACATAAGCAGATTGTGCACTTCTGGACCCTGAATCCTGGCCACCAACCAAAGAATCTGGTATCCCAAGACCACGAATTATGTCTGCATTTACACCTTTGTATTTATCTGCACCGAGTATTTTATCTGTTGGCGGATATTCAACCTTTAGATCAATCATGTCGTCCCAAACCAGATCCATCACACCGCCGCCGGTATTGTGTTGTAATATATCTATGAGCTTGTCGGTCATTGCTGGCGTAGGATATATTTTCTCCTTTGTATTTCCTAGCTTCCATAGTCTAACGACATTGATAACACCATCAAGCGCTGCCATGTCTGCGAGCCGCATTTTCTCTTTAAACATAACGTCTTCTAGAACACCGTAGAGAAAAGGTGTGCCCCAATCTTCCCAATCATCCTTCTTGTAATAGTCGACATATATCCTATCTTGATCCAGGGCGATCAACGTACTGCCTCTATTTTTAACAGATTTAACTATTTTGGACTGTAGTTTTGAAATCCATTCTTTTTCTGCATCAGTCCGTGGACTGGTTATAGATTTCGCCAACCTACTTGGGATTCTCAGTGCAAGCGCATCAGAACCAAAAAACTTGCCAACCTCACCACCAATTTTTTCTACTAGCGCTGGCGACAAAAACGTATATCTCCATGGTATAACTCGCTTGCTTGTCTGTTTTTTGGTTGTTTTAATTCGCTCTGGTTTTTCCGGCACAACGGTCTCGTCAACGAGCCCTAGATATGCATTATCGGCCTTACTCATCTCATTGACAACTGGTCTGGGAATAAATGCATTTTTGCGACTGACGATCACGTTCGCATCTCTTATAAGCAATTTCATAAAATCATGAGCACGACCTTGTAAATCCACCCTTCTTGCCCATTCTTTAAAAAATCTTTCTTGACTCTTTACTGGATGCTGCAACTGTAATCCCTCGGAGGCAAAATCCGTCATTAAATCTATTATGTTTCGAACCATGCCGACTTTCCGATATATAGCTTGACACGCAATGATGATGTCTGAATGCTTTGTTGGTATCCTGTCGGCCTGTCGGTGCTCTTCGTAGTCGTATCTGTTGTGGCCAGCCCTTAGATTGACATCGGCGGCTACTGCTCTCTGTGGCAGACCGTGACTGAAACTATGACAATCTGATTCAAAGCAATTACCGGCCTTAGACGTGTACATAGATTTGTCCGCATGTCCGTTCGTCTGCCCTGTTCCTGGTTGTCTTTTACTCATTTTGCATCATCCAACAACAATAGAACTACAATTCCATTGATTATACACCAATACTATTTGAATCTACTTCCTCGTTTTGTGGCGCCGAACATGTCTAAATTCTTACAATTACCGCTATTTCTTAAACGACCGACCCCTGGGCCTTGATATAGCGCTTCGTTTTTTTCTTTTTTATATCGTTTTTCTACACCCCCAGGGACAACATTATAATCTATAGAATCATCGTGTTGTATAGATGTGTCATATACATACTTGTGGCCTAGCAATAGGGCGGTATACCTATCCTTCCTAAGCTTACCTTTGCGTGTCCTGCCCTCGACAGACCCCGGCTGAACAACCTGGGGTGTGTCAAATTTCTCTTTACCAGTAGATGTTTCTCGCATTTGTATTGTGCATAGTTCGTTCTTTAATTCTTCTATGTTGAAAACATTGTCCTCATATGTGTCGCACAACACATTATTCCGTTTTTCTAATTCCAGCGCTGTGCACATTTTCACACTATCGAAAGCAGGAAACAGCAAGCTCCTTGTCTCTAGACTTTTGTGCAAAGATATGTTTGCCTGCTGGTTGTAGTCGTTACTCTGCCTCACGAGGTGTAAGACGTGTCGACCATCCGTTTCTCCATCTGTTGGTTTTGGCTCATCTGGATCTATAATCTCATAAATGGGGAATTCTCCATCTTTTTTGTTAAGCAACTTTTTGTTTCTCAACATTTCTGCTACTGCATATCCACCACCCTGAGAATCCATTTCTATTCTGACTGGATTAAATATCTTAACAATATTCCTTATTTTAGAACAACAATAGGCATAATAATCATCTTCTTCGATAAAGCCTTTCTTTTTCCTGCTGTTAAACTCTTTCTTGTTGACAGCCCAACAATAAACTACACGGGTGTGATTTGGCCATACTTCTAAAACAACAACAGCTAAATTATCTCTTTCAGCAGCGGGATCTATACCAACCACATATTTTTTCTTCGGCTCGCCGTTCATCATGGGGTTGAATGTCACATCGCCGTCTGGTGTAGATATTGGCTTATTCGGACCGACAGTGCATCCTTCTACAAGGCTCCTTGGAAAAAATCCATCCGAATCAGAAACAAAACAATTATGATGGATAATACCATGAGACAAATAGGAATGGTCATCTTCAATTTCTAGATTATATACCAAACCGCTATAATCTTGCTCATGATAATCTGTTATGTCTAAATCAAAATGATCTACTGTGTTCAATTTTTCATTACAAACTATCTTGTCAAATAAATTTTTGTATCCACCCTTGACACAAACGACCCACGATTCCGAACCATTAAAATATCTTTTCTCTTTTGCAAAATAGGCACGCTTTGGTTGTCTATATCGCACATATGCATAACAGCCTAAATTATTCAAAAGCCTCTTGATATCAAAAACCAAAGAGACAGAAACAGAAGATGCATGATAATTACGATTACCTCCAAAATGTCCATCAGCACACCAATAACCGGCTATCATGCCGCATCCACCATCCTTAGTAATGTCATTATTACAAATTAATCTTTTCTGATTTGCGTATTTTCCTACTAGCTTGCACAAAAATTGACAGACTATCTTGCTATTGATGTGTACTCTAGTAACATTCTCGTATTTTCTCTGGGTTATCGAACATTCTATGTTAAAAACTTCTCTGACATACCCAACAAATCTATCTATGTAGTCTATTTGTTTTTTATTGAATGTAATATTGACCTGCGACATTTTCTTATTAATATCGCCATCGCTTGTATACATTCCAATAATAAAGCCAAGCTTATAATCAAACGGTATGTATCTAGGAATATTATTTTTGGTCCATTTTGTGTGTGTATATTCCTGTTCCTTAGCGCTACCCCATTTTGGATATATAAATTCATCATCCTGGTCTGTATATAAACAATAATCATTGCAGTAATGAGTCAAATCATATATATGCTTATCTAATAATTGATTATTAACCAACCTACATTTATGTCTTAAATGTAAATTTTTAATACTTATGAATTTATCATTCGTATAAATAGGATGATCAATTGTCGTCAATATCGGTAAATTCAGTCCGGCTTTAAAACCACATATTTTACCCTCATAATGTCTATATTTCTTCGATACAACTGGCTTCAATCGACCACGGTGTGTAAAAACTAAATCCCCAATCTGAACGTCTTCTATCTTTTTAACACCATTGTTTGTATCAACAAAAGACCCTGGCAATAGGCATGCACCATACTCCATTAAATAAATATTTTTCGGCAATGTTGCCTTGGCGTGCGCCAATTGCTTGGCATCAAGCAACCCTTCTGGTAGATAATTGTGTGGTATACGTATAACAGCATAATCTCGATAATCAAAACCATCAGGAACAAAATATTCTCCACCAAAAATTTCAGCGATCTTGTCTTTATCTCCCTTGCTAGAAATTATTTGTTCCCACATCTTATATTTTTTGGCAAAATGGTTAAAAGCATAATATGCAGTACCAGAATAAATAATTTGGTTACCGCTCATGCCAGTGTGGTCTTTCAATAACTGTTGTTTAAGATCATCTGGTATGTCTAGTTTGCTAAATTGTTTTTGTAGCGCTTTTTGTTTAGCGGCCTCTACCGGAGTCCTCGTCGTCGCAGTGAAACCCCTTACTACTATATCAAAAACATCTACTGGTATACTAGCAAATTCATCAGCTATAACAGTGGTGGCTCTAAATCCTCTAATTTTTGTATTATGACTAAAAAATCCGTTTGCGCAATATTCATGCCCATCAGGTACGTGTACATCAAATGTCACGCATTCATCATCCTGTATGGAGACAATCTCGTCATAATAAACATCTGGATCGGCAAGATTACGAATACGATCTATTCTCGGATCATTCACGAAATCATATACCCTAAGAAAATTATGCACCAATGGGCGAGAAGCTGATTTGGTCATCGTTAATCGGC